AAACATGAGCCACATTGGTTCAGGTGGCGACTTGAGTGATGACGTAAGCAAGACAGTTCAAGCTAACGAAACTATTGAATTAAACGGTGGTAGAATTTACTACCAAACTGTTGATCAGGGTGGCGACTTCCGTGTTGGTAAGCATTTCTTAATTAATCAAGAAACAGGTGAAGTATCTTTTGCTAATGCTGCCGTTAACTTGTCTAACTTGTCTAACTTAACAATTGGCACAGGCATTGGCGCAACAGTATTAACTCCTACAAGCATTAACGTAGGAGACTTAGTATTTGCCGGAGATTCAATCGCAACACAATCTGGCAATTTAACTATTGATCCAGCTGGAACATCTACAACCATTAACAGCAATTTACAAGTTAACGGTTCAGTAAACATTAGTCAAGGCATCACAGCCGGCGGCGCACAGGTACTAACAACTTCTACATTAGTTGCGTTTGGTGTTGCTCAACTATTTGCCGGTACTGACACAGCAGTAAGTACATCATACGGTATTGTTACAGTATGGAATACAAGTACGTTACAAACTGTAACAAGTCGTGGTAACACAACTACATCAGCAATTAACATTTTAAATACATCGTCTACGGCATTACAAGTGGGCGGTGGATTAACCGTTGGTTCTAGTGCAACAATCGGCGGCAACGCTACTATCGCAGGTGCTGTATATATTAGTAATAACGGCGGAGCTGGTTCGTCTGGTACAGTTACAACAATTCAAACAGCAAACGACAAATACGGTGCGCTAGTTGTTAAAGGTGATTCCGGCGGATTGGGACAACTATCAATTGCTGGTTACACTACAGGCACATTCCGTTTAGATGTAGGTGTAAACACAGACGAACGTCTTGGGTTTATTCAAAGCTGGAATGGTTCATTCCCACAAGATTTCTATCTACAACGCCAAGGCGGGAACATTGCTTTAGGTACTAGCAACTCTTCTTACCAGGTATTTGTAAACAATAGATACGAATCTACTTCTACTAATACAGGTGCGCTAGTTGTGCCATACGGCGGTGTGGGCATCAACGGCAATCTATATGCCGGCGGAACAGTATTTGCAAATACACTAACTGCTAACACAGCTTCTATCTTATTAGTAGCAATTACAAGTACAACAAACGCTTCGAACACTATGACAGGCTCGTTAGTAGTTACTGGCGGCGTAGGCATCGGCGGAAACTTGTACGGAGCAGCGTTATATGATAATGGCAGTCGTGTTGTTACTAACGCAACTATCGGAAGCGTTGGCGTAAGTTCATTGTATGCTGGTACAGACACTGCCGTGAGCTCGCAAACAGGTGTTGTATATGTATGGAATACAAGTACATTACAAACTGTAACAAGTCGCGGCAATAGCACAACTAACGCAATCTACATCAGTAACCTAACAAGTACAACCAACTTAGGCACAGGAGCCTTAGTTGTTGACGGCGGAGCAAGTGTTGGTAAGAACATATTTGTCGGCGGTGGCTCAACATTCGTTGGAAACAGAAATACATTTGGTACTGCTAACCCAGTAACAGTTGGGTCACAAACTCCAGTAGTTGGAATCTTAAACGCAACAACTGAATCATCATATCAGTTAATGTTGTCCAATGGTGGAACACTAGATGCTCTAGCATTTGGTATGAACGCCGGCGGCGTTGGCACAATTGGTACATTTGGTATAAACAATGGCGACTTAACATTGTTTGCTGGTACTCCGGATGCTCCAGCACTAACAGTAAAGGGACTAAGTAGTCAAGTTATTGTTAACGCAACTACTGCTTCTACAAGCACAATTTCAGGTGCGTTTGTAGTAAGCGGCGGTGTAGGCATTGCTGGCAACATTAACGCAGGCGGAGCAATTCGTGTAGCAAACACATCATACGTAGCCGACGCACAAATTATTACAACTGCTACAGTATCGCAATTTGCCGTATCTAGTTTAACAGCAGGTGCTGACTTATCTGTTACAACATCTACTGGCGCTGTAACAATCAATAGCACAGCTACATTACAAAGTGTAACTAACCGCGGTGCTATTACATCTAACGGTATTACAATTAGCAATACTGGAAACGCTTTTGGTACAGATACTGGTGCGTTAGTTGTAGCTGGCGGACTTGGAATTGCTAAGGACGGCTGGATCGGCGGCAACTTATATGTTGGCGGTAGTGCTGTAGTTACTGAAGGCTCTATTGGTGGTGTTGGTGTAACAGCAATTGTAGCTGGTACAGATACTGCCGTAAGTACAGCAACTGGCTCTACAGTGGTTTGGAACACAAGTACACTAGATTCAGTAGTACACCGTGGCAACATGACTACTGGTACTATCTATATTAACAACACAAGTAGCTCAACTGGTGTATTGTCAGGTGCTTTACAAGTTGTAGGTGGTGTAGGTATTGGCGATAACTTGTATGTACAAGGTACAATTAGTGCTGGGGCAGGGTTCTTAGGATTAGATCCAACAAGTATCTTCCAGAATACATCTAGCGTAACTGTATCAGATACAGGAAGTGTACATCAAGTTGTAGTAACAATTTCTAGCAATACTAATACCGTATTCAATGTTAACGGTGTTAAGGTATACAACACAACAAGTTCAACTGGTACTAACTCAGGTGCCCTAGTTGTACAAGGTGGTGTTGGTATCGGCGGTCGTTTAAATGTTGCTAACACTTCGTATGTAAACGGTGCTGAGATTGTTACAACTGCTACAATTGCTGCCTACGGTGTAAACACAATTATCGGCGGTACAGATACTGCGGTATTAACTAGTGGCACAACTATCTATATTTGGAACACAGGCACATTCCAGTCAGTAACTGATAGAAGCAATACTACAACTAACAAGATTAGAATTGCTAATACAGTAACAGGTGGAATTAATGCCGGTGCGTTGATTGTAGACGGTGGCGCCTATGTTGCTAAAGACTTCTTTGTCGGTGGCGACACTACATTAATTGGTAACTTAACAGTTCTTGGTACACAAACAACCATTTACTCTACAGCTACAAGTATCCAAGATCCGGTAATCAACATCGGTGCTCCGGCTGACTTAGGTCCGCAATCAACTGATGACGGATTAGACAAGGGTGTAATGATCCATTACAACACCTTAACTAACAGCGCAGGAGATACACATAGCTTCTTTGGTATGCAGAGAAGCAGTGAGAAGTTTGTTTACATTGGTCGTACATCACAACAAGGTCGTGTAGGTTACGATAACCCGTTCACTAGCCCAACTTACGGCGGTGCTATCTTTGGCAACTTACAACTAAAAGATACGACAAGTGCTACATCAACTGTAACTGGGGCGTTAGTAGTAGATGGCGGAGTTGGAGTTGGCGGTTCAATTTACGCAGAGAATACTTCTTATGTAAATGGCTCACGTATCTTAACAGCAATTGACTTAGTAACTGTAGTTCATACTGCTACTTCTATTACAATGGATCCGACACAATGTCCTGTGTCTGGAACAAGTACAGTTTACGGTACATACGTAAGCGGAGATGTAACAAGTATTCAAACATACGGTGACTACGACAGCGGCGGATACTATCAAGTTAACGATGCCGCTAGTGCTCCAGGATTTATTGTATATATTGGCTTCTCTAATGTTGATGAATTTAACAGAGCTGTACTGAATATTTCTTACACTCAATCTTCTGGACATACCATTGAAGTTGACGCTTATAACTACCAAACTGGTGCGTGGGACGGCTTTGGATCATATACTGGCCTAAACGGTTACTATAACTTTACGTTAGGAGTAATTAGTTCAGTTCCTTATATTAGTCCTACTAAATCTGTTTACTTACGTTTATATCATATTAACTTTGGTAACGCTACATTACCACACCAGACCAAGATTGACTATATTGCCCTTGAGAAATCATTACAAGGTGGTCAGGGTCCACGTGGTTTAACTGGTGCCACAGGTGCCCAAGGTCCACAAGGCTTAACAACAAGTACAACAAGCTCGTTTATATTCTTTAATACAACAACAAGTACATCTACTAATACAGGCGCTGTGTTAGTATACGGCGGTGTTGGTATTTGGGATAACTTAAACGTTGCTGGTTATATCAAGACAAATAACCAATACGTATTCTCCGGTGATATTACTAACGGTGTTGACGTATTCAATGTACCGGTTAAGATTAACACATCTACAAACAGCACAGGCACAATGTCTGGAGCATTAGTAGTAGGCGGCGGAGTTGGTATTGGCGGCGATACATTTATCGCCGGCGGAAACTATGTAACTGGAAGTTCTACAATTGGCGGTACAATAACTGCTGGAAGCACAGCTACAGTAGGAGCTAACTTGCTTGTAGGCACCGGTGCTACAACACGCGGTCTAAGCCCTGTAGAAGTAATTGCTAACGGTAACTTTGCCACAGCAGGTGATGCTCAATCAAGCGTTTACGTTCTAAGAATGTACACTACAACAACTAATATATTAACAACAAATGCGTTAGGTGTTGTTCCTGAGAACCAAATTGTGTTACCTAACAATGCCACATATACATTTAAGGCAACTGTAACAGCACGTTCTACGAGTACAAACGACGAAGCTGGCTGGTTATTTGATGGTGTAATTTCACGTTATGCTAACCAAGGAACAACAGTGATTAAAGTTGTGAACAAAACTAAGTTATACGCAAGTCAAGCGGCGTTTGACTGTACTGTTACTGCTGATACAGTAAATGGTGCCTTACAGATTAGCGGTACAAGCGATGGAAAACCGATGAGATTCGTAGCAAAAGTTGAAACTGTTGAGGTTACAAGTTGAGCGATTTAAAAACAATAAATATGGATACACTTTAAAGTACTATGTCAATAAATTTAGATACCGGCGCTTCAGGCTCGATAACCCTTAAATCCCCAAGTACAGGGACAGTATCCCTTACCTTACCTAATACAGTAGGTGCTACGGGCTACGTCCTAGCAACCGACGGTACTGGTGTATTATCTTGGACTGCTCCTAACTCGGGTTCAACAGGCCCTGCTGGTGCTACAGGTAGTACTGGTGCTACGGGTCAAATTGGTGCCACAGGTAGCACAGGTGCTACTGGCCCGATAGGCGCTACAGGCGCTACAGGTGCTACGGGTTATACAGGATCTACAGGTAGTACAGGCTATACTGGGGCTACAGGTGCAGCAGGCGCCGGCGGAACAATGGGTGCCACTGGATCTACAGGTGCTACAGGACAAGTTGGTAGTACAGGTGCCACTGGTGCCACAGGATATCCAGGTGCTACAGGTAGTACAGGACCAACAGGTGCTACAGGCCCTTCTGGCGAAAGCGGCGGACAAGGCGGAACAGGTGCTACGGGTGCTACAGGTGCCACAGGCCCAGGGTACGACGGAGTAACATCTACATCAGCTGTTACAGTCGGTATCGGCTCTCAAACTTGGGCTGTTAACAAACTCGGTGCGTATGGAGTAGGAACTCGTGTACGTGTAAGCTATACAACAGTACCTACAATCAACATGCAAGGTTTAATTACCGGCATCGATAGTGTAGGTTTAACAATTACAGTAAACGTTACTTCGGCAAACGGCGCCGGCACATACGCAAACTGGACATTTTCCGTAGCAGGCGATGTTGGCGCTACTGGTGCCACAGGTTATACTGGAGCAACAGGTGCTTCTGGACCAGCAGGTGCTACAGGTATCGGAGGTTCTGGTGGTAGTACAGGTGCCACAGGCTCAATTGGTGCTACTGGCGCTACTGGCCCACAAGGTGCTACAGGTGCCGCAGGCGCTACAGGTAGTGCCGGTACTGTTGGTTCACAAGGTCCTGTGGGATCTACAGGTGCTACAGGCTATACAGGTGCCACAGGTACTGCGGGTGTAGCAGGTAGTGCTGGCGCTACAGGTGCCACTGGACAACAAGGTACCAACGGCGCTAACGGCGCAACAGGTGCTACTGGTTTTACAGGTGCTACTGGGCCTGGATCAACTGGTGCTACTGGTGCTACTGGTCCTCAAGGTGCCACTGGTGTAGCTGGTTCAACTGGTGCTGGTATCAGCGCAGGTTCTGCTAACCAAGTTATCTATGTAAACAGCTCGGGTGTATTAGCTGGTTCTAGCGGATTTACTTATGACGGTGTTAACGTAAACATCGGCAACACTAACGGTGGCTTGAAGTTTAACAACAAATACAGTTGGAACCAACAAGGCGATACAACATATTCAGGTGCTCCAACAATTGCGTATAGCGCAATTACAAATGGTCGAGTTTTACCGTCATATATTGACGAAAACTTCTACAGCTCAACTAACAACATTGCGGTATACGATAACAACGCTACTGGTAACGTAACAGTTACTCGTGTTGCCGCTCCCGCAGGATCTCCTAACGCAGGATCAGGCAGCGGATATGTATTACAAGTACGTATTGCTGGTAATACACAATCTCCTAACTACGGTGGCTTTACTTTTGCTACATCTACAAGAGCTAACGCTGTTCTTGTAGCAACATTTAAAACACAACTACCTGTAGGATATACTATTAACTTTGCTACAAACGGCATTGGTAATAACGGTGTATCATATTGGATGTCTAACAACGTAGGCACAGGACGTTGGGAAGAATATACATATCTAGTAAATTGCGGTGATAGCGGATCCTTTGGCACAACATTCTTCTTCTCTATCTCGGGCGGAACTGCTCCTAGTTCTGGTACACCGTTAATTTTCTATCTCACACAGGCAACTGTAACAGATTTAACAGACCATACAAACTATATTACCTATATTGACAGAGCAAGCGGCCAGTCAAACATTAAAGGTTTTGGCCAAGGCGATATCGCTATTGATTCCGCTACATCAAGCGGTGTTACATACCTACAAAAATACATTGCTGGTAACGTAGATATTGGCGGCGCTGGTGGTACAATATACTTAGGTAGCGGTGGTGGACAGACTAAAGTTGGTGCCGCAACTGCTCCTAGCTATATGCTCGACGTTGCTGGTACAATTCGTGGTAGTTCTACATTAGGTGCTGGCGGAAGTATTAGTGCTGGCGGCCAAGTTCGTGCTACAGGTTGGTACTCAAGTGCTCAAGACACAGCACTTGCGTTTGAAATTGGCGTAAGTGGTGGTAAGGCGTTTGGTATTTCTTACAATAGAAGCACAAGCGCATACGGAGACATGCAACTTGATGCGAATAACTTCGCATTTAGACCAAACGGTGGAACAACTACACTAGGTGTAGGGATTGACACTACAGGCCGTTTAACACTAAACACAAACCAAACTGATTCACTAGTAATTAATAACACCCAGGCTAACCCACAGTTATTATTCAAGTCAAATAATACACAAACAGGTTATGTTCAGTTTAGTACTACGGACGCATTTATTTGGAACAGTATTTCTAACACAGGTTGGAAGTTACAGAACAGCGATAAGCAACCATATTATTACACAGGGTCGGCTTATGTAAAAGACTGGAACGCCGCTAACTTAACAGCATTAAGTCAGTTAACTAACGACGTTGGTTTTGTTACTAACTCGCAAGTTACTGGTCAGTTTACAGGTCCGATTACTGCTACAAAATATTTAGACTACGCGGATAACAACTACTACGGTTGGTTCAGTCAAACATCTGTAATGAACACAGCTACCTTCAAAGGTGGCATTGTTACAAACAGCGCAGGCGACTCTTCTAACTTTGGTAACGGTATTAGCTTGTGGAACGCTATTCAAGGAACATCATCTCAGATTATGTTCAAGAATAGTGCTAGCTTGTTTGGCACACACGGCGGCGTAACTGGATACGGTACTTATTTTGTTATGGATACCGGCGATCGCGGCTGGGTATTCCGCTACGCAACAAGTACTTCGGCAGGTACAAACGTATTTTCTATTCGTAATAACGACGGCGCCACTGTTATCGGTACAACGATTTCAGCAACTTATCAGTTAAACGTCAATGGTACTGCTTATGCTGTAACAGATATGAGAGCTCCTATCTTTAAGGACTCTGATAATACAGCATACTACGGTGACTTTGCAGGTACATCTAACCTATACGGGCTAACAGTTAACCAAAAAATTACTGGTAGTATTACAGGTAACGCCGATGGCTCTGCTACTTCTTTATACGACTCTGGTTTATCAGCAAACGTAACACGCAGTCAGTTGTTTAACAACCAAGGCTATAACACCGCACAGTATACTAGCTTCTCTCAACTGCCAGGGTTTGGCATGTTCTATGTAAGCCAAGGTACTGTAACAGACGGACCAACAGGCGCAGCAAATTACTATGTCACTAATCAAGGTTTAGGCAACGATCAAGCGTATTCAGCATACGCAATGCAGACCGCTATCAACAGATACGGTACTAACCCTTACATGAACATCCGCTTCCGTGAAAACGGTTCATGGACAGGATGGCAAAAGATTTACGCAGGTTATGCTGATACAGCAGGCTCTGCGTTAACAGCAGGTGGTATTAGCGCAGGCGGATCTGTTCCAGGTAACTTAACAATTACTGGCGACTTATATGTCGGCGGTAAGATGTATGATAATGCCAACACAACATATTATATTAAACCATCTGGCCAAAGTATAATCAGTTCGTTGTACGGTTATGGTGTAATTGGCAACCCGAGTGCTACATACACAACACAAGCACAATTTGTATCTAACTGGTCCGGGTCTGGATGGTGGGGCTTAGGTTCAGCAGGTGGCCACTTAATACGATTTGACCAAGTTGCGACAGCAACTTGGGGTTCTCCGACATGGGTTGGCGCAACTGATGTTGGCTTATCGTTAGGTGCTTATACAGTATTAACAGGCAAGTCTGCTTACCACGACTACATGTATGCCTATGGTAACACTGGGTATTATCTAAGAGCTGACGCACAAAGCAACCTTACCTACAACGGTATGTTGTTCAATGCCAACCCACAAGGTGGTTCATTCAAGATCGGTGGTAACGGTATTGACGGCGGTTCAGGTGTAACACAAATTGCCGCAAGTAACGGTAACTTACACATTGAATCTGCTACATCAGCATATCCATTATACCTAAACTACTATCGTAACGCTGCCGTTTATGTTGGCGGTACAATCTACGATTCACAGAACACAGGCTACTACATTGTTCCGCGTGGCACATCTAACTTTAACCAAGTTAACTTAAACGGCGGCATTGGCATGTCTACCAACAACGTTGGCAGAAACATGTACTTTAGAGGTTATGGATCTAGTGACGTTGGTATTTCTTTCTACAGTGACTCTGGTTGGGCTGCTCAGTTCTACGCAAACTACAACGACGGTTATGGATTCTTAAACGGTAACTGGGCATCTTGGGACTTAAAGAAAGTAGTAAACGGTGTAATGTACATGAACAACAACACCACGTACTATCTACGTACAGATAGTACCTCAGTGTTTAACTACATTACAACTGCAGTTGGCTCTACACATCAAGCTAACGCTTACAACAATAGCGGTTCTGCCGTAGCTATCAACAACGCCTCTACATATTGGGGTCTTGTAACAAACTTATCTGCTAACGCATGGTACTTGGGTTACGGTAGTACAACATCGTACACTGGCTGGAACTTATACTGGGATAACGGTAGCACAGCGTTCAGTAACGGTGCCCACCAATCACCAATTTACTACGATAGAAATAACACAGGTTACTATGTTGACCCTAACAGTCAGTCACAGTTAGCCTACGTTATGGCTAACGACTGGTTCCGTCCACAGGGCGGTTGCGGATTGTACAGTAACAGTTACGGTCACGGTATTTGGTGGCCGGAAAACCAGGGTAACAGCTATGGTAACATTGCCACATACACTGGCGGACGTAACGGCTGGCAAGGATATGCTATTGATAGCCAATTTACGCTTATGGGTCGTGGTGGTACAGACATCGGACTTCACGATCAATCTTGGGGCTGGTTGATATACTGGACTTACAACTCAGGTAATGCTAACTTTGGTACTAGTGGTAACAACGGATACCGTATTTTCTCAACTGGTAGCATTTATGCTCAGGGTAACGTTTACGCTACTTCTGATGCCCGTGTTAAGAAAAATGTAGTCACAATTGATAACGCCTTAAATAAAGTTAAGGAATTACGTGGTGTTTACTACGAAAAAATTGAAAACGAAGACTTAACAGGTAACCCACAAGTTAAACGCACTATGCGTCAAGTTGGTATGATTGCCCAGGAAGTTAACGAAGTTGTTCCAGAATTGGTTACATACAACGAAGAAACAGATATGTGGGGCTTGAGTTATGCTAACACAACTGGTTTGTTAATCGAAGCGATTAAAGAGCAACAAAAAGAGATTGATGAACTGAAAGAAATGGTAAGGAAATTAATAGAAAATGGCAATAACTAAAACAACAACAATTAAAGCACTTAGATATACTGCTGAAATGCTGAAGGTAAACGGCGACCCTATGGACGAGCCACACGCATTGTGGGTTGATACTATGGTTGTTGTAGATGACCCCGGATCCAACGACCCGCATTTTCCAATCAGAACTTACAACACTTATAGATTATACCAAGATTCTGATGTTAGCGCAGAACCTCAAATTGTACAAGATTTGTGGAATGTGATTTTTACAACGCACGGGTTATCATCTGCTTCGCATATTCCAAAAATTGGTAATGACGCTGTAGCCCCATTACCAAGAACATAAATACAGCTAGGAGACGATAATGGCAATTACTTATACATGGACAATTGATAAACTAATGATTTCAACAGCAGGCGGGTTTAATAACGCTGTTGTTCAAACTTACTGGACCTGCGCCGGCACAGACGAGGCTGGAAATACTGGTACATTTAAAGGAGCAACTCCTTTGACAGTAGTAGAAGGCACAGGTACATTTGTTCCTTACGAAGAATTAGACGAAGCAACAGTACTAGGTTGGGTTAAAGATGTTGTCCATGCCGACGAGCGATATTCGAGTCATATTAATAGTGTTATTTTACAGCAAATTGCTGATCTATCGGCTGTAAAAGTTGAAGTCCGCTCGCACGAATTACCATGGGCCGATCCTAATGCTGTAGTACAAACAGCCGCGGACCTAAATCCGCCATTACCGAAAGAAGAATAACTAACTAAGAGTAACAATCTTAGGAGATTTTATGCAACAAGCACAACCAGTTCCAGGTCCAAACGGGCAACAAGCACAACAAGAAGACATCGAAGTTACATTAACTTTGAAAGTTTCTGTTATCAATACAATTATTGCCGCATTGGACGAACTACCACACAAGTATAGCCGCCCTGTAATTGACTTAATTTCACAGCAAGCTATGCCACAGGTTCAATCACAGCAAGCACCACAGGGCCCGTTGTCAGATAAGACAATCGTACAATAACATGACTATAAATTACACTTGGGATTTTGTTAAATTCAACGCACATTCTACATTGAACAATATGAACAATGTAGTACACAGCGTTGATTTTATCTTAAGCGGATCTGACGGAGAAGGTCATGCGTCTCAAGTGTTTAACACAGTAGGGTTAAGTACACCAACTGACCCTGCTAGTTTCATTGACTTTGCTAATTTAACTCCTACCCAAGTTGAAACATGGGTAGTCGAAGCGTTAGGCGATACTCTTAACGACTATAAAGCAATTATTGAATCGCAAATTCAATCTCAAATCACTCCAGTATCACTAGAATTACGTCCACCTTGGCAACCCGAAGGCCTTGCGTAACCTGAGTAATTCTAAAATAATTTCAATCTTTGATTTATTAATTTTACTAGACAGGCTACGTTTTACGCCTTGATGTAACGGCTTAGGCCAATTGTTCAAATCGCACCAAGCATATCCTACGTGTTCGTCGTTTAACACAGGTATGAACTCTTTCTCTACAATTAGAACATAGGTGTTGAAATGAAAGCGTTGGTCTTCACTAGTGTATAATTCAAGAGGAATTACTTTTTTAATAGGCGGAGTCTTGCCTACTTCTTCTTTAATTTCTCTTTCAAGTGCTTGATATGCTGTAGCGTCTTCGGGTTCTTGTTTGCCCCCTACTAATCCCCAAGTCCCCGCAGTACGTCCTTGATTACGTAGTAGGAATAAAAATCTATTTGTTTCTTTACTTAGGAATAAACCACCGCTACAGATTATTTTTGTCATAGTATCAAACGCCATCTACCGGCATCGTACTCACCTTCATAGCTCTTGGACCACATTTCGCCGTCCCACTTGTACTGGATGCCTGTATATGTGTTAGTTATGTAGACAATGTCGGGTCGCACAGCAGATTCGAATATAACGTTCCACTTGTCACCGTCCCATTGAATAATGTCATTTGCTTTAGCAAGGAAGTCTGTATTATCCTCGTTACGCCACGCAACAGGGCCTTGCCCTTGTGGAGTTCTAGTATCACCAATGTCTTCTAAAATTAAGTAGCGTGTGTCTACAGCAATAGAAGTTCCTGGGTTAAATGTTGTAGGATCGATAATCGCATTAACTGTACCACGAGAATATGTGTCAGTGAGATCAGAGATTTCAGTGTTTAACAACGTATCAGTATCGATGTTAATTAACATCTGAGTGTCGTCGTTTTGATTTAATGTAATGTAACCTACAACTTCTGTGCCGTCTGGCTTTGTAAATGCTAGCTGACTTAGCCCTGAACGATACTTTCCCGGATACAGGTCTAATATACTGTACCAGTTAATTGTAGGAGTTTGCGGATGGGGTACTTGCACATACTCATCACCGATAATAGGATCACCAAACGGCATTAGAGTAACAGTATTGTTCATTACGTAGACACTTAAATTGCCAGGAGTAATACCATGACGTACGATAGGAATGCCTAGATCTAAGTTAGGATTTAATGTATCGCCTTCTGGTTCCGAGAAAATATTAGCAATAATCTTAGTAACAATACCTAATCGTTTAACCTTAGCAGGAGTTGTAATCCAAATAGGTGTTGTAAATGTTAAGTTAGCAATGTCGATGTCATTTGCTGTACCTTGTGGAACTGATCTACTCGACCATTGTGAACTTGTTAGCTCAACATAACTCAAACTCGTCCAGTCGATATAGTTGTTGCTTGTTTGTATCTCCATAGCAGGGTTAAACAATACTAAAATCTGTTCTAAGATTTGTAACTTTTGATCAGTGTTTGTTGTCCAAATATCTGCCGTAAGAGTTAACTTAAATGGGCTAGGCATTAATCGTTCTACTGTATAGTTTTCGCCTTGCTCGTTTAGGTATTCATTGTTCACTTCGTCATACGCACGTTCGCGAATGTTAATCTTGTCAACGTGATATGGGTTTTGTATACGCTCTCTATCGTACTCTAACTCTTTAACATAGCAGGCAATGAATGGCGCAGAGTTAATGATATTCTCTGAATTCTTACCTACTACTGCTGCCACTTGTCGAGTAGCATCCCCATAGCGAACGGGAATCTGTACCAAGTTTCCTTTGGTATCTTTGTAACTGAAGTTGCTCATCAACCTCATAAACTGTGTTAGGTAGCGTTTAATCTGCCCGTCGTAAAAATGTTCCATTAATTATCTGCCTTTGGTCTTAGTGCTTTACTTAGTGCTTGACGCTCCTGTACAACCTTGCCTGCGATTGTAGCTGTATTATTATTGTTAATGAAGCCAGTTTTCTGTGTTCTACGGTTGGCTGTTTGACTTGTTGGAGTTTCCTTGCCCTCTGGCGGCGTTGTAATGTCGTCGGCATTTGTCATAGTCATACGTAAATTGTCGGCCCATTTAACCCAAGTGTGACCATTAAATCTAAATAATCTGTTAGGTACAAAATCTGTGCGTAGAAAGAACTGCCCTTCCACAACGCCGTGAACAGGAAACGCAATTCCAAAGCTGTAAGGAGCTCCGTTAGGAGGTACAACGCCTGTCATTAATCCTACATACAGGTCTTGCTGGGGACTCTTTAGAACAGCACTAGCATCAACTGCTGGGTTTTCTAAACTAGCATCAACGTCAGTCATAGACGCATCTTCAACATCTAATAATCCTGCTTTGCTTATATCTGTTTTCAACGGTAATACAAAATAAGGAGTAGTGTCGTATCCGCTTAATGGAGCATCTAACTCTGCCTGAGCAATGATAGAATTGTTAATTTCGATATTAGTGTTGTATGTACTTAGAACATCGCGCAGAGTTTTATCGCCATCGCCTGCCTTCGCATCGAGGATTTCTTTAAATTCTTGACTATCAACTAACGGACCTACTTTACAGCGGATTAAATGTGGATACCATGTAGCACTATAACCGCTAGCAGGACGACTTACATCTGTAACGACATAGAAACGTTTTAATGCAACTAGGTCGTCGTTCATAGCGTATTCATCTTTTAAGTGAGGTAGCTCAAGTACATCGCCGTTCATTAATTTACGACCTAATGTTTCTACGCATCCACGTAAGTGGAACGTAATCATAATGTCATCGCTGTTTAAGAACAAGCCAAATTGACTTAAATTAAAGTCAATATCGTTCATTGTGTAGATACCGCGTATCTGATAAATGTCCGGATCGTAATGACGATCTCTGTTTTCCATAAATATTACGTCCTGGATACTTAGTTCAGGAGTAGCGGTATTTGTTAGTCCTGTTGTTCCTGGAGTATTATTAGGGTCTACTGTAGTAGGATCTACAGGACCTAAGTATTTGTGTATAAAGATGTCCGTCCCGCCCACCTGAAATTGTTCAGCGATGTTGCGATCGAGCATTTTAAAGTCATTGCCCTTTTCGGGACGGTACATGGATAGTCTTGGCATAGTATCGTATTTATGGCTAAATATATGTATGAGCGACTTAGATAACGAACGAAAAGGTGTAGTAGACTACGTTAAAACCATGCTAGGCGATGGCATGATTGACGTTGAACTCGATCCTAAACATTACGACATTGCTATTGATAAAGCCTTATCAAAGTACCGTCAGCGTAGCCAACACGCTACAGAAGAAAGCTTCGGCTTTTTGACGTTGAAGCAAGACGTAAACGAGTACATTTTAGCTCCTGAAGTTATTCAAGTACGACAAGTATTCCGTAGAATACAAACACCTATTTGCTAAGTTCTAGCAACATGGGCGGTTTAGCTACATATTTTGCCTTCGCAAGCTATCAAAACTTAGTAGGTAAAATGTTCGGTAGCTTTATTAACTTTGACTTCGACTCAGTTACACGCAAACTACGCATCAGTCAACGCCCACGTGGTGACGAATCTGTATTGCTATGGATGTATAACGAGCGTCCTGATTTTGTATTGTTACAAGATCGCTACGCAAGACAGTGGCTACGTGACTATGCCCTAGCAACTTGTAAGATTATGCTAGGCGAAGCTCGTGAAAAGTTTGCTACAATCGCAAGCCCACAAGGCGGTACTAACCTAAACGGTACCGCTCTAAAAGGCGAAGGCAAAGCTGAAATTGCCGAACTTGAGCTAGATCTAATCAACTACAAAGACGGCGGAACTCCGCTAACTTTTGTAATTGGCTAAAAAACTATTGACAATTATAC